ACTGAGTCAGAGTGACAAAAGGTTTACTCCACCATTAAAACAAGTATTCAGAGCCTTTGAAGAATGTCCTTATGATAAGCTACAAGTAGTTTTTATAGGACAAGATCCATATCCACAGCTTGGAGTTGCGGATGGTATATCATTTAGTTGTGGTAACACAGGTAAATTACAACCCAGTCTTAAATTTATTTTTGAGGAAATAGAAAGAACTGTTTACCAGGGATATCCTACACATCAAGATGTAGATTTAAAAAGATGGTCAGAGCAAGGAATACTAATGTTAAATACAGCTCTTACAGTTGAAGTTGGTAATATTGGTAGTCACTATGATATTTGGAAACCTTTTACAGCATATCTGTTAGACTGGCTTAATAGTTACAACCCGGGGCTTGTTTATGTCTATATGGGCAAGAAAGCAGAAGAATGGTCTCAGCTTACTAATGATAACAATCATAAGATAACAGTTAAGCATCCAGCCTCAGCTGCATATAATGGTTCTAAATGGGACAGTAATGATCTATTTAATAGAGTCTCTGAAATTGTTAAGAGTACAAGTGGTAATAAAATAATTTGGTAGAATGACAGATATATTTACAAGACTAATTCAAGAGGGATTAGCACCAAATACATATTATGTATTGCACTGTATAAAAGAGAAGATTGTTCCAAATAAGTTTGTGAATAAAGAACTTGAGTGCAAAAGGCTGCAAACGGACAATTGGTTAACTCAAAACTTGGAATTAACAAGTAAAAGTCTTATCTTTATGGAAGAAATCAATGGCTATTTCAAAAGAACCAAGAAGAAAACTTCACAAGATTTAATGGGCAATAACTTTGTTGCAAGTATAGAGGCATATGTAGAAATATTTCCTAATAAGAAGCTATCCTCTGGTAAATATGCTAGGGTAAATGCCAAAAATCTAGAAGCTCCATTTAGATGGTTCTTTGAAACATATGATTATGATTGGGAGACCGTCCTTAAAGCTACAGAAAAGTATGTTGATGAATTTAGTATAAGAAGGTATGAGTTTATGAGGACTGCACAATATTTTATTAGGAAGCAGAACATAGACAAGACCTTTGAGTCTGACTTAGCAACTTACTGTGAGATTATTAGGAATGGTGATGATGAAGAACAAGTATATTTTAGTGAGAAAGTAGTATGACAAACTTAAAATTATTAATGATTGCTGTTGTGGGGTCTTTGTTTTGTTTTACTGTGATTGATTTCTTTATTGTAGAGATCAAGTTTGGGCAATACTTAATAATTGAACTACTAATGGCAATTATACATGGTTTCTATAACTATGTTAAGAACAAATATTTAACTAATACATAATAAACATGGCAGAATTATTTAATGGTGCACAAGCACTGCAACCTGTAAGTGAAAGAGATGCTTTACACAAAGCATTAGCAAAGATTGCGGCTAGAAGCCGGGGAGATATTAAATCTTTAAGAAGTGCTTGGCCCAAATTTAATGATGCCTTTTGTGATGGATTAGAGTGGAGAACTATCACTGTAGTAGGTGCTAGACCTGGAACAGGTAAGACTTTGTTTATGGAACAGCTGATTAGTGATATTATACAAAATAATGCTGATCAAAGGTTCCGGGTATTAAAGTTTCAGATGGAAATGGTTGAAGAAACCAGTGGTGTAAGAAAGCTTAGTTTAAACACAGGTGCTGATTACAATACTCTTATGAGTAAAGGTAAGAAGATTGCTAAAGATCTTTTTGAAAAGTGTAAACAGTATTATGATAATACAGCTCATAAAGACATTATAGATGTAGTTTATGATGCATGTACCGTAGATGAAATGTGTGCCACAGTACATTACCAAATGCAAAAACACTCTAAAATGATTGTTGATGCAGATGGTAATCAGAAGACTGAGTACACTAATATGTTGGTAGCAATAGATCATTCAGCTTTATTTAAGAATGGTAAGGGACAAAAAGATAAATTTGAAATGTTAGGAGCTCTAGGTGAAGCACTCACCATGTTAAAGAAGAAGTATCCAGTAGCTTTTGTAGTCCTCAGCCAGTTGAATAGAAACATAGATGATCCTAAGAGAGCTGTAGATGCTGATTATGGTAATTATGTACTAGATTCAGATATCTATGGTTCCGATGCATTGTTACAACATGCTGATGTTGTCTTGGGTATTAATAAACCTTCTCTAAGAAAAATAAGACAGTATGGGCCTGACAGATATATTATAAATGATGAAGACATCTTGGTCTTTCACTTTTTAAAGTCTAGAAATGGCACCACAAGGATAAGTTTCTTTAAACTTGATAGAGAGGTGATGAGGATAATAGAGATACCTACTCCAGCATGTGCAACTAAAAAAGTATCAACACAGTAAATTTTAATTATGAATATAAGAAAAGAAAAAGAGAAAGAGTTCTTTGTTAAGCACATGGACACTTTTAAGAAACTAGGGTTAGCTGACCCGTTTTTTATTATTAAAACTGCATTTTTCCAGAAAGGTAAGTATGGAAGACAAGTACAATTATTTGAGTCTGAAATCAGTAAAGGTGAAGACATTTACATGGAGTTCTATGACAATATAAATGATGACAAGGGTAATCTTGTTGATGTTGTTCCCTTCAGTGAGGATAGACAGCTTTTTAAATACAAAGCTAATCCATTCTATGCTGAGGAGTATGACATCAAAGAGGGTAGCAACTTTAAAGGTGAGCCGTATATTCTTTATACTGTTCCTTTGTCAGAGTTAGTAGCTGTACTAGATGATGGTACAGAGATTACCTATGCTCTGTATGAGAAGAGAAAAGAAGATGCTAAGAAAGAGGAATCATTACCTAAGCTTCAAAAGAGTTTATCATTGTTTCCTGACTTTGAAGAGGAATTTCCTAGGACAGACCGTGAACCATCACTTGATGAGATTTACAATGCAGAAATTGCAGATGCTCCATTGTCTGAAATAACAATTAGAGATCTTGCAGCTATCATGTTAATGAAGCCTGTAAGTGCACGTCCTTGGTTAAATGACATCATTAACAAAACAAAAAGTGAGATATGAGTATAGTACTTCCTACAAGTAAAGTAAAGGCTGAAAGACAGAATCCAAAGAGAATGATTATTTATTCTAAGCCTAAGACTGGTAAAACAACTGCTTATGCCGGTCTTGAAAATAATTTAATCCTAGATTTGGAGAATGGTTCTGATTATGTTGAGGCACTTAAAGTGAAGATCAATAATTTACAAGAGTTATTAGATGCTGGTAAAGCTATCAAGGCTGCTGGTAATCCATATAAGATTGTTACTATTGATACTGTAACTGCATTAGAAGATATGATACAACCACTTGCTGTTAAGCTTTATCGCGGAACCAGCATGGGTAAGAACTATGATGGAGATAATGTAACTACACTGCCAAATGGTGCAGGTTATTGAATAGCCTGTATGTGTCTAATTGCTGGAAATTCCTAAAGACTATTAACTACAAAATAATTTGAAAAAATAAGTTTGAATGTTTAAAAATAATAGTATATTTGTCATAAATAAATATAACCTAGTTATGAATACTTATGACATGCATGGGCAATCAGCAGCCAAGCCACTAAGTTCATTTGAATATGTGGAAGGTTCAACGACTATCTCCCGGAAGGAGAGTACACTTGCAAAAGTGGAAAAGGCACACATTAAACTCTATAGTTTAACTGAGAAATTACCAAAAATTCCTGGAATCTATGGTATTTATTGTTTAATAAATGATAAAATCTATGTGGGTTCAGCAATGAATGTACATGCAAGATGTATTAGACATAAATATTATTTAAAGAATAGAAATCATCATTCCCTAAAATTACAAAGAGCTTATAATAAATATGGTGTTGAGAACTTTAAGATGATTTTATTAGAATCATCAGAAACTGAAGAACTACTTGATAAAGAGTCAAAATGGATAACAAAGTTAAACAGTTACCATGAAGGTTTTAATTGTACAGATGTATGTAAAAAACCTAAAAACTTTAAACTATCAAGTGCTCAGGTTAATAAAAGAGTTCAGCAATCATCTAAACCAGTTGTATGTTTAGATTTAGAAGGTACTTATTTAACTGAGTATGTTTCTTTATCAAAGGCAGCAATTGCTATAAATGATCAATCAACAAACATTAGTTCTTGTTGTAAAGGGAAATTAAATTATGTTAAAGATTTTATTTTTGTTTATAAAAATGAGTATGATAATCTAAAAGATTATTCTTATAAACCTGTTAAAAGAGTTTTTTCAAAAGAACATAAAGAAAAAATTAGCCAAAGCAATAAAGGCAAAAAACAAACAGAAGAACAAATTAAAGCTTTAATTAGCAGATCTAGCAAACCTGTAAATAAATTTGATGATATGGGTAAACTTGTAACTACTTTTTCTTCTTTAAAGGAATGTAGTTTACAAAATCAGTTATATATAAAAACCTTAAAGAAACACATTGTTTCAAAAACACCATTGGGAGGTTTTTTATATAAGTTTAATGAAGATATAGTCTAGTCTTTATGGAAACATAAAGTAGTAACGTATTTATATATCCGTCAAGCATTCTTTCAAGTATTAGATTTTATTGATACCTTAGCTCCCCATATTATTTTATCTGGTCACATTAAGGACAAGGTAGTTGATGATAAGGGAGAGATGGTTATGTCTGCAAACATTGATTTGACAGGTAAAATAAAGTCTCTTATTTGTGCCCAAGCTGACGCGATAGGTTACAT